ACCAAGCAGGCTGCTCAACGCTTTTTAGATGACCTTGATGAGAATTCACCATACTTCTATGATGAAGATGAAGTAGATACATTGGTAGATTTCTGTCAGAGCTTTGATTTAACAGAAGTATCACCACCAACAAAGACAGTATTACAGCCATTCCAAATTTGGGTGCTTGCCAATGTATGGGGTATAAAGAGAAAAGACAACTTACGCAAGAAGTACCGACTGGCAAATATCTCTGTAGCTCGTGGTAATGCCAAGACCCAGTTAATTGCATTGATGTGTGTGTATGAGTTATTATACGGGCATGACGCTCAAATTATCATTGCCAGTAGTACCACCAAGCAGACAATGGAAGTGGACTTTGACAAGATCAAGAAACTATGTCTTCAGGTAGATCCACGGCAGCAACATATCAAGATATACTATAACAAGATAGTATATAACAATAACAAGATTATAGTGACAAGTGATGAGAGTAAGCCATTTGATGGATTATCAGGCTCGCTCATGTTACTTGATGAAATGCACCTTTTCACACAGAATAACATCTATGGTACACTAAGATCTTCAATGATAAAGAGGACTGATAATGTACTTTTTGTAATCAGTACTGCAGGCTTTGACACAGACACAGAGTATTATAAACTCTGTGAATACTCCAAGAAAGTATTAAACAAAACAATAGATGACCCATCATTATTTGCAGCACTCTACACCATTGATGAACAGGACTACTATTCTCAGGACTTATATGATAATGAGGACTACATCAGGAAGAGTAATCCAATGTTAGGAATATCTGTACAAAAGGATACAATAGTAAGTGAGTTACAGGTAGCCAAGAATAGTGAAAGTGATAGAATTTCAATACTTACTAAACACCTCAATGTATTTCTAAAGAAGAATGATGCTGATGCATTCATTTCTGAAAAGTACATCAATAGAGCAATGTTAAAGATGGATCTTGACCAGCAGGAGTTTAATGATAATGAAGTATGTGTTGGTGTTGACCTGAGCATTAATGATGATATAACATCAGTAAGTTATATGATAATAAAAGATGATATCTATTACTTTTTCAATGACTTCTTTATACCATCTGAAGCACTAACTACCAAGCGTAACAGGGAAAGGTATAAAGAAGCAGCCAAGGCAGGATATATTAATATCATTGAAGGTAATGCCATTGACTATGATGTTGTAATAGATAGTATCAATAAACGGAATGAAACACATCCAATTAAGCTCATAAGCTTTGACAAGTATAATGCTGGTGACTTTGTGAAGAAGTTGGATAATCTTAATTATTACTTGGTACGCTTCTCACAGTTGGCATCATCAATGAATGCACCACTTACTACACTTCAACGCCTGTTTCTTCTTAACAAAATACGCATACAATACAATCCATTGACTATTTGGATGCTTGGTAATGTGGTATTAAAGCGAGGATACACAGGTCTAATCACCATTGATAAAAGCAACTCAGATAGTAATAAGATAGATGTTGTGGCCAGCATGGCGGATGCTCTTGGCGGATATTTGATTGCTCCTGAGTATGGCTTTAATATATGGTGAAAAAATAATAATGATTGGTATTTATAAAGAAACACACTATGGCTAATATATTTCAAAGAATATTCAGAGCACCCAAAGAAGAAAAGAGAAGTTTAGAAGAATGGAGTAATCCTGTTTTTGGTACTCTTAATTTTTCAACATTTGCTGCATATACACAGAGTAAGTCGCTAAAATTATCTACTGTATATAGATGTGTTAATCTTATAAGTGATAGTATAGCTTCACTACCATTCAATCCATACACATACAGAGATAATTGGAAGTACATCAACTATGATGGTACTTTATATAATATACTGAATGTACAGCCAAACAAGTATCAGAGTAAGTACACCTTTATGAAGATGGTGGTGACTTCAATGTTGCTTAAGGGTAATAGTTATATCTATATCGACAGAGCTAAGAATGGTCAGGTATTATCATTATCGCTTCTCAACGCTGACAATATTGAAATACATATAGAAGATGATGATATAAGGTACTACGATATTTACACAAAGAAGTACTACGATAAAAGTCAGATAATACATATACTCAACTTTTCCACTAATGGTATTGAAGGTATATCAACACTTTCTTATGCTGCTACAACACTTGAGATAGCATACAATACAGACCAACATTCATCAAATTTCTTCAAGAGTGGGGCGAACTTGGCTGGAATTCTCAGACCATTGCCAGGTGTAAACATCTCAGATACCAAGGCTAAAGCTGCAAAACAAAACTTTATTACAGCATTGAATAGCGACTTAGGTGGCCAGTCAGGTAGTATTGTAGTACTTGATAGCGGGCTTGAATATCAAGCTATCACAGTATCGCCTAAAGATAGTCAGCTCATTGAAAGTAAACAATTCAATGTTATAGATATATGTCGCTTTTTCAATGTACCGCCATCACTTGCATTCTCAGAGACAGGTAAATTCTCAACGGCAGAACAGCAACAGATAGATTATCTCAACTCATGCTTACTTCCAATAGTTGAAAAACTTGAGAATGAGTTCTTCAGGAAGTTGTTTTTACCTTCTGAATGGAATATGTCAGATTTAAAATTTGATGTTGAGAACTTGATACGACTTGACGCAGTAAGTAAAGCTGATATGCTTGTCAAGTTACATTCAGTTGGTGGATACACCACAAATGAAGTTCGAGAAAAATTAAATGCACCATTCCCTGTAAGTGGCGGTAATAGAGCATTCATTCAGGTCAACTTACAGCCAACAGATGCATTAATATCAGAACAGAATAATCAGATAGATAATAAATTAAAATAATGGAAAAAGAAGTAAGAAATTATGAATATGAGATGCGTGCCGACAATGATAAAGGTATTGTAGAAGGGTATGCATTAATGTTCAATACTCTAAGTAGAGACCTGGGCGGATTTCGTGAACAGATATCGCCAGAAGCTCTTAATGGTGTAATAGATAAGTCAGATGTTCTTGCTGTGTATAATCACAATGAGAACAAAGGTGTATTTGCAAGAAGTCGCTACGGTAAAGGTAGTCTACACCTTGAAGCAGATGAAATAGGACTGAGATACTGGTTTAAGATCGGTAAGTCCGCTACACATCAGGAGTTAGCAGAATTAATAGATCGTGGTGATATCTTTTCATCATCATTTGCTTTTACTGTGGCGGAAGAAGGTGAAAAATGGGAAAAGAGAGATGATGGTACATACATTAGGACAATTACACAATTCAATGAGCTATTTGATGTATCACCTGTTTTCAGGCCAGCATATGAAACTACTACTGTGGGTAAAAGATCCCTTGATATGATAGAGAAGTTAAAGCAAGAAGAACAGGAACGCATTGATAATGATATTAAACATCAGGAAGAATTACGCATGCAGAAGGAAGCCGAAGTTAAAGAACTGCAAGATTATTATGATGGTCTTGATGAAATAATAAAAAAATACAAGTAATCTGTATTTAATGTAAAAGGTATTAGTATGGACTATACAGAATTAATAGAACAAAGGAAACAAAAGCTTGCAGACCTTGAGAATATCATCAATAATGGTAAAGTAGAGGAAAGGAAGTTGACCGATGATGAAAATACTGCTTTGGATTCTATAAAAAATGAGTTGGAAGATCTTGACAAGCAGATAGAAGAAAAAAGGAACATGAATGATAATAAGAACAATAAAAATATAATAATTAAAAACACAAATAGCATGGAAAATTTTTCATTACTAAAAAGTATTCGTGATTATGTAGAAGGTAGAGGTACTTCTGATTCTACATTATCAATGTTAGAACTTGGTAAACAAGATATGGCTAAAGCTGGTATCTCAGCACGAGGTCAGATTATATTACCATATGAAACAAGAGCAATAGTAAACGCCACCACGGCAGGTGAAGGTGAATACAATATCGCTGAAATAAAAACTAATATGTTAGGAGCATTAAGAGGTAACTTAGTGGCTGTAAAAGCTGGAGCTACTCTTTTAAGTGGTCTTAATGGAAATTTATCAATCCCTGTATACGCTGGAACAACTTCAGCTTGGAAGGGTGAAAACATCACCGCTGTAGATGGTGCTGGTGCATTCACAGAGATAACTCTTGCTCCTAAAAGAATTACCACAATTCTTGATATTTCAAAGATGTGGCTTAATCAGGACAGCAACGGAGCTGAAAACTTACTTATGAATGACTTGTCAGCATCTGTACTTTCAACGCTTGAAGCTGCTATCTTCTCAACTTTCACAGGTGATACTACTACACCTGCAGGTATCTTAGCTGGAATGAATAACACTTACTCAGGTGCTACCACATATGCAGGTATTGTATCTTTGGAAAGTGCAGTAGCTACCTCAAACGCACTTACAGGATCATTAA